AGGTTATTTATGGCAGCTGTAATAGAAAATATGAAAATGGGTCTTTTAAATAAGACCAATATTGCAAATCTGGCATTAACAAATCAATATCAAGTTAATATTTCTGGTATTACTGGTGATTTGAAAAATTATCTTGCAGGTCAATATGGAGTAAACAGAGAATATCTTAATGGTGGTATTGGTATAATGTGTTCTGAGGCATCATTACCTACTAGTTCATTTGCCACATCTGAAGTTAAGGATAATTTTCAAGGAATTAATCAACAATTTGCACATACTCGAATTTATATTGAAAGTGATTTTACCTTTTATATTGATAGGGATTATAATGTTCTTAAATTTTTTGAAGGTTGGATGGATTATATTTCTGGAGATAATAATGTACCAAATGTAAATAGAACGGATGAACAGAAGTATTATAGGAGATTTAATTATCCTATGAGTAATTCTGAATTGGGTAGAAATAATGTTGGATATAAGGCTGGTGTTTTATCAATTGCTAAATTTGATAGAAATTATGATAGTGAGATTGTTTATGAATTTATTAATGCTTTTCCTAAAGGAATGACATCAATTCCTATATCTTATGGTGGTGCTGATATTCTAAAAGTGACTGTTCAATTTGCTTATGATCGTTATCTTTTAGGGTGATAAATAAATTTACTGAAGTGTATTAAGTATTATGCCTTTACCAAAAATCTCTGCACCGACTTATGAGTTGGTGCTGCCATCTAGTAATAAAAAGATTAGATATAGACCTTTTTTAGTTAGAGAAGAAAAGATTCTAATTATGGCATTAGAGTCTGAAGATACAAAACAAATTACTGAGGCAATTAAAACCGTTATTCATAATTGTGTTATAACAAGAGGTGTTAAGGTTGATAAAATGTCAACATTTGATATTGAATATTTGTTTTTAAATGTTCGTGGAAAATCGGTTGGAGAAACTGTAGAAGTTAATGTCACTTGTCCTGATGATGGTCAAACTAAAGTTCCTGTAGAAATTGATATTGATGCTATTAGGATTCAAAAAAATCCTAAACACACTAATATTATTAAATTAGATGATAATTTATCGGTTCAGATGAATTACCCATCTTTAGATCAATTTATTGAAACTAACTTTGAAACGGATAGTCAAAACACTCAAGTAGATCAATCATTAAATGTTATTATGTCCTGTATCAACCAGGTATATAATGAAGAAGAATCATGGAGTGGGTCTGATTGTACTAAAAAAGAATTGAAAGAGTTTGTAGAATCTATGAATTCTAAGCAATTTAAAGACATTGAGACATTTTTTGAGACGATGCCTAAATTATCTCATACTGTAAAGGTAAAGAATCCTAATACTAAAGTTGAAAGTGAAGTAGTAATTGAGGGATTAGCATCTTTTTTCAGTTAGCTCTGGCACATGAGAGTTTAGAAAATTATTATCGAACTAATTTTGCCCTCATGCAGCACCATAAATATAGCTTAACAGAGCTTGAAAATATGATACCTTGGGAAAGAGAAATATATGTCTCCCTTCTCCAACAATATATTGAGGAAGAAAACCTAAAGCATCAGCAAAAAGGAGGAATGTAAAATAAGATGGCATTGATAGCAGGACTATTAACAGCATCAAAAATAGCAGGATCATTGTTTTCTGGTAAAAAAGGTGGAACAATAGTGTCAGGTGGTGCAAAAGGTGCTATTAAAAAGTCTATGACTGGTGGTGCTAGTGGTAATGCAAAAATAGGTAAAGAACCAATATGGAGTTCTGGAACTACTGTTGGAGGAGAATATTTATCGAGTGGTGATAGGAAGGCATTATTTAGAAAATCAAGAGCAAAAATAAGTTCTAGTAGTTCTTTTATTTCTCCATCAAGTGCTCTTGTTCCTATTTCTGAAGGGGATATGACTTCTGAAGGAATGGGATTAAATACTAGGAAAACTTTAGAAGAAAGAGTTATTAATAACGAGAAAAAGATTATTAATAATGAGAAAAAGATTACTGTTATTAAAAGAATTATTAAAATACAACAACAACCATTTGCAGGAGGTACATTAGAAGAAGTTAATAGAATACTTGAAGATATTGGTAATGCACTAGCATTAGATTTTGGAAATAGAATTACTCAGAGGGAAAATGAAATAGCAAATTTGAAGGCATCTGCAGAGTCTAAAAGAAGAGGTGGAATTGAGTCTGGATTAGAAACAGTTAATAAAATAAGTAAGAAGGTGAATAGTGCATTTGGTGCTGTCATAGCACCAGCAACGGGTATTCTTAATAAAATTTTAGGATTTTTTGGGAATTTGGCAGCAGGATTTGTAGCAGATAAGGCATTAAAATGGTTATCTAATAATAAAGAAGCAGTTACTGGATTTTTTCAATTTTTACAAGATCACGGAAAGAAAATTTTAATTGCTCTTGGAGTTTTTATAGGCGGTGTTATTGCTGTTAAAGTAGTTAAAACAATTATGGCAGTTGTTAAATTTATTAAAGGTGCTATATTCATTATTAGGAAAGCTCTTCAGATAGCAGGAATGTTATTAGAATATGGGCCTAGAGCATTGGGAAAAATAGGTAAGGTGTTTGGTATTGGTGGTAAAGTAACTAAAAAAACAACTGAAAAAGTTTCTACAAAAGTAGCACAAAAAACTGGACTTAAGTCTTTTGGTATGATACCAATTATCGGAAATGTGGTTGATGTAGGTATGGGTATTCATCGTGCTTTTAAAGGTGATTGGACTGGTGCAGGACTTTCATTTGGTAGTGCTCTTCCTGGTCCTGCTGGTTGGGCATTTGCTACAGCAGATATTGGAAGAGATATAAAACAAATGCAAGATCTTAAACCACCTGAATCAGATAATAGTATAGAAGTAATGGAAACTATTAGACAAAGTGATATGAGTGGCTTGGGTGGGCAATCTGGAGGAGGGGTTGAAAATTCTCTTCCAATGATTTCGGCAACTGATATTAGTAATGGTGAAATAAATTATACAGTAGAACAATTAGGTATATATTAATGAGTATATCACAAACTAAAAAGTTAAAAATTACTGCGGTTAATATTAGAAGTGTATTAACTGAGAATAATAAAGAATTGGGAAAATTAAATAAACAAAAATCTGTTTTAATTAGGAGGCAACGTTTAAAAGCAGAAAGAATGGCTGCAGAAAAGAAAATTGAAAAACAAGGAAAGGAAGGAAAGGGTCCCATCAAAAGTATATTATCTAATGTAACAAGTGGTGTGATGAGTTTGTGGAGTAGATTGTTAAATTTTGTGGGTTATCTTATAATGCCTTGGATAATAGAAAAATTACCTCCTGTTTTAAAGTTTTTAAAATCAGCTTTTAATTTTGTAGCACCTCTTATAAAAGTTGCATGGAAAGTAATAAGTACTATTGCTAAAGCATTATGGACATTTGGTTCATGGGTATCAAAGTTGTTTAATAGGAAGGAAGCAGAGACACATGTTAAATCTTTAGAAGAAAGTAGTGATATTGTAACTCAACAACTGAATAGTATTGATATACCTACTTTAAACAATAATTCTCAAAAATCTACTGAGAAAGAAAATATAACAAAATCTACAACAAATACAGAAGTATCAAAGTTAAATTCTGAACAAATAAAGGAAAAATCTCAAACCAATAAAGAAAATCTAAGTGTAGATAAAGAAATCAAGGCAGATATTGAATCTGAGAAAAAACAAAACCCCATTCAAAAACTTTTATCATTTAATCCTACTAAGATAATGAAAGGTGAAGATCAACAATCAAAATCTATGGATTTGAGAATGCCAAAAAATACTAAAGATTTGAAAGGTAATCTTAAAAATAAAAATATTAAGACTATTATTGTACCTATAGAAGTGGAAAAAATCGTAGAACGAACATCAAGTATGGTAAATAATTCTATACAAACACCAGCACCCTTACCATCTTCAACTAATAGAAGGTTAAACTAATGGCAGTACAAGGTTCAAAGTATGAAATATTTAAGATACGTTCTGCAGATGGTGAACGTGTAGTTGATTTATATGAGGGTCAATTTAGAATAGGTAATATTTATTATTATGAAAATATATTATCTCCACAAATTACTGGTATAGTAACCATTATTAGTACATCAGGAGCTGTAGAAAATAAAGAGGATACTCAAAAAAGGGTGGGATCTTTATATACTTCACTTCCATTACAGGTTGGATGTGAATTGCTTATGAAGATTAAAGATCCTATTGGAGAAGGTATAGATTTTGCATCCCCAACAAATCCTCATAAAAGACTATATGTTAATGAGGTTCAAATTATAGATAAGAGTGCTACTTCAGAAATTATTCAATTAAGATTTACCTCTAAAGTAGGATGGACAAATACCACTAAAAGAGTTACTCAACATTTTGATGGAAAAATTAGTGAATCTGTAAAAAATATTTTAAAGACTCAATTTAAATTGACTGATAGTGATATTGAGGTAGATGATTCTAGTAATACTTTATCTTTTGCTGGAATGACTAAAAGACCGATGGATTTAATTGGTATGTTGGCAAAGCAATCAATACCAGCAAATACTGCAAATCCTGGTTATTTTTATTATCAAACAAAAAGTAAATTTAGATATGTTGCTGCGGATACATTAATTAATTCTGAACCATATGAAAAGACTTATAATTATAATGCATTTAATGAATCATCTTATCAATCAAAATCAGAGGATAATGATTATAAGATAGCAACTTTAACTGTATCTAAAGATCAAAATCTTATAAATCAGATTCGATCAGGTGTTTATGCAAGTAAAACGATATTTTTTAATCCTGCCACATATAAATTTAAAGAAATTGATATTTCTGTTGATACTGGTAAATTATATAAAGATCCTAAATTTTCTACATTAGGTAAGAAACCAGAAATTCCTAAAATTTTACAAGAAGATTTTGATTCTGGAAGTAAGTTTCATAGAGTTGAAACAGCAATAATGAATGTTGGAGCTGATAGTGAAAGTGTTAATATTAATAATAGTCCTGAATTTTATTATGCTGCTTCAACTACTAGATATAATATATTATTTTCTCAAAAACATACAATTACAATTCCTTGTAATACTAGTTTGGAAGCAGGGGATGTATTGAATTTAGAAATTGAAGATATATCTGATAAAAAAGAAATGGGTCCAGATCAAAAACAAAGTGGAAGATATGTAATTCAATCTTTATGTCATTATTTTGAATCAGAAAAATCAGTTACTAATATTGATTTAATTCGTGATTCTTATGGTCTACATGTTTCTAAGAATGTTTAATAACTATGGCTAATTCTTCTGATACTAGTTTTTATGGGGCAGCAACTGATGAATGGATCGGTGTAGTATTACCTTATGAGTCACAAAAACTTCAGCAAGATGGTAATGCTGGTTTTGGAATCCGTAGAAGGGTTGCTATTATGGGCAATCATCCAAGTGATAATAGTATTAGTGATGATAAGATTGTTTTTGCTTTAGTTGCTTTACCTACTACTGCTGGTTCAGGAGCTGCTGGTAAGGGAATGACAGTTAGAGTTACTCAAGGTGATGTTGTTTTTGGTAAATTTTTGGATGGTGATAATAAACAAAATCCTATTATTTTAAATGTATTGGGTAGATGTGAAGGTATTGAGTTTGGAGAAGGTAGATTTGATTGTAAAACTGGATTTGTTGGTTCTGAAAAAGTATCTATTTTAAATCCTAATAAACAAGAATTTCTTACTGATAATCCAGAAGTAACTCCAACGCCACAAACAGGTGTTAATAAAAAAACTGCAACGTCTGATAGATCTAATACTGCATTGGCAAAAGCCGGTATTCAACCTAATAAAGTTGGTGCAATTCCTACTCCATCTTTAATAAATATCAAATAAGAGAAAATAATTATGACTGAAAAAACACCAGCACCTGAAGAACTAACAAAGACAACTATTGATGCATATACACAATTAATTGAAACAAATCTTACCGGACAAGAAGAAAATATAAAACAAATTAAAGAAAAATTTTCGAATGTAATTACTGCTGATGGAACACCACTTGGTGATATAAAACCTAAGAATTTAGGTAAACTTTCTAAAGAAGCACAAAAAAAGGCAATTCATTTTAAAGATACCTTAGAACGTATTACAATTCCTGATAGTTTAACTACAGGTAAATTAGTTGTACAAGCAGATCCATTTCAAGATACTACTTTGGATACTATGCAAGCAAAACTAGAAAATACATTTAAGGAACTTAAATCTCCACTTGCAGCTGGTAATTCTGCTATGGATATTTCTGCTTCTATTAAAAATGCGTCTGATGCACTATCAGGTCAAATGAGTAGTATGGTTGGTAATATGACAACTCAATTAACTGATAAAATAATGGGGTCAGTTAATGCTGGATTAATAGCAGAACAAGATAGAATAACTAATTTATCAGATATAGATTTTGAAAATGAATTTAGTGGTAAATTTTCTAATAGATTAGCTGCTGTAAAAGAGTTTCAAAGACCATTTTTTGAAAGTGGTGCTGGTGGTGATCAACCTGGAATACTTGATAATTTACTTAATACTATAGGTTGTGAACCATCACAAATAAGTGAGGCACTTCCAGGAATGTTTAATGATTTACTTGGTTCTGCAATGGGTAATATGGTTAATACTCCACCATGTGCTGGCCAACAAATAATTGGAGCAGCAACTAATAAGGTTGTTAATATGATTGATTCTGTTATGAAACCTAAATTAGAAGGAATTGAGAAGGCTTTAAACTTTAAACTTGATGTGAAAGATATGTTATTTAGTGGTCTTGATATGTCATCTATGTCGTCAAAAATACCAGAACTTAATGTATGTGGAACTAAACCAGTAACTACTCCTACTAATAAGTTTATGCTTGGAATGGGGCCAAAATTACCTAGTTCTATTACTAAGATTCAGAATAGTTTTAATGAAATTCTTGATAGTTCTGCCATAAAAAATAAAGTTTCAGGTGCTCTTGATCAAGTTTCGGAATTTGAAAAAGAATACGGTTCATGGGGTATTTTTGGAGGTTCTTCGACTGGAGGCACAGCATTAGATAATTGTAATACTGGTCCTGTAGAGAATAGTGGTCCACCTTGGATGGAAGCATTTGGAGGTGGTGGTTCTGGATTAAAAACTGAGGTTATTCTTGGAAATTTTGTTAATAAATTAAATCCTGATGATATATTTGCACCTGCAGAAAGAACTGCAAGTATTGTTGGTGTTAGAATTTTAAATTCTGGTGGAGGATATACGAGTCCACCTATTGTAACTTTTGATGATGAGATAGGGCAAGGATATGGTGCTTATGGTAAAGCAACTGTAGACCAGAATCCAGATTCACCTACTTATGGTCAGGTTACAAGTGTATCAATTACAAGTAAAGGTGAAAATTATCCAGCATCAGATGAAGAAGATCCAATGTATATTGGAGGAGTTGTTATTGATGATCCTGGATTAGGATATGAAGATACTGATACTTTAGAAGATTTTGAACTTACGGTTGTAAATGGTCAAATTGTTAATGTGAATGTTGTAAATCAAAAATCTTATGATGATTTACCTGAACTAAATATTAATACTACTACTGGTTTTGGAGCTAAATTGAGACCTCTATTAACTCTAATTCCACCTGCACAGGGTGAAGTAATCCAAGTAATCGATTGTATAGGTAAAGTTTAATTATGGCAGTTTCTGATTCACATGAACAAATAATATTAAGTCCACAATGTATTATTGAGTCAAATAATCCTAATTATGATTATAGTGGTAAAAAGGTATTTGGTATTAATGTTGCCAATTATGATGATGTAAGATTTAATGTAACTCACCATGATGGTAGTAATCTGACAAAAGTAGAGTCGGAAGGAATGTTACAAGTAGATACTGGGGCAAAAGCAAATAAAGACGGAACATCTTTACAAGTAACTTCTCATCATGGAGATATTGGAATTAATGCAGATGATGGAAGTATTTTAATCAAATCTGATGGTAAGAGTATTGTTTTAGATGCAGAAAATATAATATTTAAAGGTAGAAAACTTATTCAGGTAGGTGATGGGGGAGAGGAGATTCAGATACTTGCTAAGAAAATTGAAGCTTTTGGTAATTCTGGTAATATTCCTACAGTTTTATCATACCATTTTTTACTTAAGTCATCCTTTTTAGCTAATGCTGCTAAAGGAACTACTTTTACAGGAGCTAAACCACATCCAATAGTTCCTAGAGCAACACAGGCTGACGATAATTAAAATGTCTATTAATATCGATTACTCACAAGACGGCAATTCTTTATTTGAGAATGTATATATTACAGGATTGTTAGATTATGATTTTAAAAATGATGATTTAGAAGTTAATACACTTAAAATTAATAATGACTTTACCGTTGGTAAAGGATTAATAGTTGGTACAAGTGCATCCGTTACCAATGATTTGTATGTTGGTGGCATTGGAACTTTTGTTGGAGATCTTAATGTTTTTGGAAATTTAGATCCTGATTATTTAACAGTTAATAAAGAGTTTAATGTAGGAGCAGGTGGAACTGTACTGACTGCTAATAGTACTGATACTAGAGTTGGTATAGGTACTACAAATCCACTATGGCAACTTCAGATTAATACTTATGCTGATTCTGTTTTAGTTACTGCAGGTGGTACTGTTGGAATAGGAACAACCACCCCTTATGGAGATTGGACAGCAGCATTAGGTGAAGCACTTTTTGAAGGACCAATTACAGGAAATTATACAGATTATGAATGGGTATGTCCTGAAGGTGTGACTTCAATTTGTGTTGTAGCTGTAGGTGGTGGTGGAGGAGGAGTTGGTGGACATTCAGGCGAGGCTGGTGGTGTAGGTGGTTCTGGTGGAGGTGGTGGAGGTCTTTCATGGAAAAATAATATATCAGTAAGTCCTGGAACTACATATGCAGTTCGTGCTGGTGGTGGTGGTGAAGGTGGAAATGCAGATCTAAGTGAATGCAACGCTGGTTCAACTGGTGGAGATTCATACTTTATGGAGTTAAGCACCGTTGGTGCAGAAGGTGGAGATGGTGCTGCTGTTTCACCAAGCGGTGGTGGTGAAGGTGGTACTTATTATAATAGTGGAGGTGGCGGCGGTGCTGGCGGTGATGGTGGTAATGCTGATGAGTCAGGAAGTGGTGGTGGTGGAGCTGGTGGATATTCTGGAAATGGTGGAAACGGTTCTGAAGAAAGTTCGGATTCTACTAGTCCTGCAACTGGGAGTGGTGCTGGTGCTGGTGGTGAATTTGGTGGCGGTGGTGG